TCACAGGTCTAGCAGAAGATCGTTGATGGCATCGACGATGATGGTGCTCTCTTCGGGATACAGGGAGCCATCCTGGCGCACCGGCAGGTACGGGCGCGCAGGAATTTCCACCTTCAGGCCCCGGCCTGCCTTACCGCCGAACTGGTGGATGGCTGCGTACTTTGGCCCAACCCCTACCGTGACCTGGTTGGCCGTGGCCTGCGCGACGATCTGGCGCCGCAGATCGCCCGATTCCCCGATCAGCGGCTTATTGCCCGCCAGGCGGCGCTCACCCGCTGCGTTGAGGTCGCCGCCCTTCTTACGGTAGGACTTGCCCAAGCGGGCGGAAAGAATGCCCAAGGTGGCAGGTGCGTTCGGCGTCCACTTTTCGCCATCGGGTCCGGTGCTGGTTTCAAAACGGCGCTTGGTGCGCTCCACGATGCCATCGCCGACGGCTTGCAGTGCAGGCTGCAGGTTTTTGGTGCGCTCGGCCATGCGCTGCAGAAGGGCCTGGACGGCCTGGTCTTGGACGGCAATGGTGAAGGTAGTCATAATTCGACCTGAGGCGGTTGTTTCCAATGGGAATGGTTGGGGGCTGCAAAGTCGCCATGATCCGGTTCGAATCCGGCGCCGCCTCACTTCTTGATGGTCAGCGGCATGTATTGACTGCCGTTCATGTCACCAGCGCCAATCACTCCCCCCGTCTGCACAAAGTTCGACACCAGGTGCGCGCGCACGCCGTCGAAGCGGCCTTTCATGTTGCGATTGACACGCACCACCAGCTTGCCCCAACGCTCGCCCAGTTCCACCGCGTAGATCAGTGCCTGGTCGTTCGTGTCCAGGTAGGGCTCGGCGACCTCCAGCAGGCGCGGCAGGTCGCGCCACACCTCCAGTGGCAGTGCTGCGCCGCGTTCCGTCTTGGTGTCCCGGATCGCATGCAGCAGCTCGGTGTCGCGCATCCACACGCCAGCGTTCTCCAGCGTCACGCCGCGCTCAGCCATCGCTTGCACCGTCTCCGGCGCCACGGTATGCACTTGTGCCGTAGTGCCGCCCGCGCGCATGGCGCGAGCCGTGTCATCGACCAGGGCCTGCCACTGCTGCAGGCGCTCGGCCGCAAGCACCGGGCGCAGCTCCCGCCACATGGCCGCACCGATGGGCGCATCGAGGGCGAGCAACTTGTCGTCGATGAACCGCTGCAGGGGCCAGTCGGCTGACGCGCCTGGCGCGTGGTCGAAGCCCTTGCCAATGCCGACCGGTGCGCCGGTCTTGGGGTCGATCTTGTCCCACCCCTCGGGCGGCTCGCCCAGGCCGGCCCGCGCACTGGCCTCACCTTCGCGTCTGCTCACAGCCACGATGCGGCATTCGCACCCTATACCGTTGGGTGCGAAGTGCGTCTTGAAGAACGGATGATCGTGGTGCAGCGTAAGACCATGCCAGGCCAGGTGGTGCTCGCGCGGGTGCATCACCGTGTCGCTGTGCAAATAGCGCCAGAAAGGGCGCAGCCGCACATAGCCGGGCTCCAGCATCTGCTGGCGGCGCCCGGCTGCGTAGGAGGTGGCCATGTTCGTTTTGTAAATGACACGCGTCCGCCACGCCTCGCCTTCGGCCGTTCCTTCTCCGGTCCAGCCGGTCCATCCATGCTTGGCGACGATGGCTTTGAAGTCCCGCCGGAATGCCTCCAGGCCCAGACCATCGGTGGCGCGCTGCACCATGGCCGCTTGCAGATCAGCCACCAAATCGGCCTTGGCAGCTCCGGCGACCACGAATGCACGATCATGCGCGGCAGCGGCGATCTGCCCCCAGCGCTCGGTAGGCAAGGCCAGCTTGGCGCGCAGATAGGCGATCTGCGCGTCAAACGGCGTATTGAAGCCAAACGCAGCTTCAGGCATCTGCGGCCTCGGCGCGGGCAGTGTCCATGCCCTTGAGTTCAGCCAGGGCAAAAGCGGCGGCCAGCAGGCGCGTGAGATCGGCGGTGTCGAGCGCGCCGTACTGTTTCAGGATCGCGGCGCGAACACCGTCCGCGCCTCCGGCCTGGCCGACGATGGTCTGCAGATCGTCCACCACACGCTGCCACTCTGGGGCGGCAGCGCGCTCCAGGGCGTCAGTCACTGCCGCGATGGGATCGGGCGCGCTGCCCTCGGCAAAGCTGGCGGGCCGGTCTTTGACAGCAGGGATGACGGCACCGACGGCGGGGGTAAGCAGCGCTGGCGGGGTAGCTGCCTGGCGCTTGCGCCAGCCCTCGCCATACTTCGACCGCACCGTGTCTTCATCCAGCTCATAACCCATGTCGTAGATGATCTTGTCCGTCTCGGCCAGTGCCTTGGTGTCGTCTTCCTCCTTGATCTGACGATAGACGTGGCAGGGCTCAAAGCCGTTGAACTCACAAATCCAGGCGATCAGGGTTTCATTGAGGGTCTCCGACAGCAGGTCGCTATCGGCCTGCGTCAAGTCTTGGCGCACATCCTGGCGTTCCTTGCTGGCTGCGGCCAGCGCGCCGCCCCCCGACCGGGCAGGTTCCTGGCCGGTAAGCACCTCGGCGATCCACTCGTCCATGTACTCGCACAGCTGCTGCTGTGTCGTCACATTGCCCGACAGCTTGGACTCCAGCAGCGCAATCTCCATGCCCTCGGGGGTCGCCAGATACCCATCGTTGCTCATCGCCCGCAGTGCCGCCACAAGGGTGCTCTTTTCCTGGTGACTGGCGTTGCGCGGGTATTTGCCATGCGGCGTGGGCGAGCCGAAGCGGTCACACAGCTTGTTCCAGGCCACGATACCCTTGCGCTTGAAGAACACCGGCCAGAACAGCTGCAATCCCAGCCCGGTGCCATAGGGGTTGTCATCCTCAGGGTTCACGCGGTGGGCGATGAATTTGCGCTCAGGCACCGCAACGCCCTTGAGCATCGCCTCGCGGGTCAGCAGCTGCAGGCGCGGCGGGCTGTTCTCGTCGTCCTGCACATACACAAAGCGCCGCTGCGCCCGCTTCGGGGCCCGCAGCGGCACCACCAGGCCATCGCGGATGCCCCACACCACCTCGGCAATCGAATGCCCCGCCAGCAGCGCCTCCAGCAACTCGCTGCACAGCTTGTCGAACGAAAAGCCTTTCAGGATCTCGGTGACCTTGAGCGCGTCCTGCGTGGCCTTGGCGTGGTTCTTGGCGCGCGGCTCCACCTGCCACGGCTTGCCGATCAGCGCAAGCTGGCGCTTCTGCAGGCCGCCGAACACCTTGCCGTCCCGCCGCAGATCGCGGTACAGCTCCACACCGCCATTGCCACGCTCCAGCAGCAACGGATCATTGGTCCGCAGCACACCCATGTAGGCAACCTCGAACGGATCGCGCAAGCGGTTGGCAAACTCGGTGTGCAGCTCGGGCGCTGGCACGGCGGGCACTGTGGCGCTGGGCAATTGCTTTTTAGCCATGGATGAAATCTCCCAACGGGGCACTGCTCTCGCGCGGGCCGCCGCTCATGAATTCGATCGGGGCAGCGGGATTGCTGCCAGCGTGCAGAGCCAGTGCCAGCGCCCAAAACCGATCCGCGTGGCCGTTGACTGCACTGCTGTCATCGCCATCGGCCACGAAGCGAATGTTCCCAGCCGTGGTGGTGGTCTTTTGCACCTTGCGCAAGTCGGCGCGGATCTTGGCGTCCTCAGGAATCCGCACCTTGCGGTCTTCCATGGCGCCCTTGAGGGGGTAGGCAAGTGCCTCCTTGACCGGGCCTGTGAAGTTGACGGCCTCCACGCGGTGCTCGCCAAACTTGTCCTGGGCGTCATCGGCCCAGCCGATGCCCAGGCCAGTCGAGTCGATGCAAATGCGGTCGCAGATCTCGAACCAAGGCCACAACACGGCCTCCTGGGCGCTCTTGCGCATCTTCTCCATGACCTCAACGTGACGTGTGTAGAACACATCGCCCAGCTGCTCGACCACCCAGAGCACGGTCAGATCCTTCTTGCGGCCGATGTCCACGCCTGCGAACAGACGGCCTTGGAACGGGCCTTCCAGGCCGCGCTGCCACATGGTGCCGCCCGAGTACTCGCAGGCCGTGATCAGGTTGTATTCCAGGAACTTGGCATCGTCGTCGGCCGGGATGCACATGTATTCCTGGTCGAACGACTCCTCGTCGGCCGCGCCCGCCTTGACGAAGTCGAAATACTGCGCTTCGTCCATGGCCTGCTGCTCGGCGTCAAAGGGCAGGGCCTGCTGCAGCTTGAACAAGAAGCCTTGCTCTAGCGCATCCTGCAGGGTGACCCGGTGCAGACTGATCTTCTTGGGGTTACCGCCAAAGCGAGCCTCTCGCACCAGGTGGTTGAAAAAGCTGTGCGAGCCGCGATGCGTGCTGATGAGCTCCATGTTGCCGCCCCAGGTGATGCCAGGGTAGGCAATGGCCCACATCTTGCGTTGCTCACGGTGCAGGGCAAATTCGTCCAGGACGCGGCTGCCCCGCTTGCCCGCCTGGGCGTCGGGGTTGCTGCTCATGCTGTGGATGCGCCGACCGCTGGCGAACTGCAGCACGTAGGCGCTCAGCTTTTTCTCCTGGTCCAGCACCACCTCGCCGAGGTCATTGGCTGCCATGCCCATGATTCCGGCCCACAGCTTGCAGTCTTCGATGAACAAGCGTGCCTGGATGTCGTCTCGGCTGCTCACCCACTCGTCAAAGCGTGCTCCTTGCGCAGCGGCCCGTTCATCGGCACCGTAGGCGGTAGACCAGCTGATGCCGATCTGCCGTGACTTCTCCATGAGCTTGAGGCGAGATTCATCCTTGATCCAGCGACTCTGGAACGGCAGAAAAATCGCGTCGCGATCCTTCGGAATGCACTTGGCGCGGCCCTTGATTTTCATGACGGGTCGATCCCCAGCGTCTTGCGGATCTCGGCCTTCGTCGCAGCCGTCACGCCGCCCTTGTTGGGCATGGCTTCCAGTTTGGCGCGCTGCTCTGCCAACATTGCCTGGCGCTCCTCCTGGCGCACCTGGCGCATCTTCAGCTCGATATCGATATTCCCGCGCTTGGCGCCACTCAAGTCCTTCAAGGCACGCGCCATCACACGCACCTCCTCAGGCGACTTCACGCCCTCCGACTCGGCCATGTTATCCAGCGTGCGGTGTGCCACCGCCTCCAGCATCTGCGGCAACAGGCGCCCCACATCGCCATCGGGCTCCTTGCCAAACTGCTCCACCCACACACGCGCCATGGTCTGCGCCTTGACCATCTGGCGCATGCTCTCGCGCTCGCCCTTCACGTAGCGCGCCGTTGCCGAGCGCGAAACCTCCGCGCCCAACGCATGCAGCACTTCAGTGATCTCGTCAATGGTGCGGCCCTTGCGGATCAGGTCATGCACCTCCTGCAGGATGGCCGCATCCTGCTGGGCCACCGTGGACTTGCGGCCCATGGCTCAGCCCGCCCTCGGGCGCTTCACACCCGGCACCGTGGCACGGCCACGCGCCGCATCCTCGCCGCGCGCCAGCAGCCTGGCAATGCGCACACCCGCCACATCGTCCACGCTGATCAGCCCTTGCTCATGGAGCCAGGCCAAATCGGTATGGATGCGGTCGGTAGACACCACATGCCCCAGGCGCTCCACCATCGAATGCAGCAAGAACTCATTGGCCGTGTAGGCCGCGCTCTCCAACAGCACACGCAATATCACCAGGCGCCGGTCTTCGGCCAAGTGGGCAGCAAAATCATTGGAAGTGGTCATGGCTTACTTCTTCAGCAGAAAGTCTTCAATCCGGTTCTGCGAAATGCGCACCGTCGTAATGTCCCGCTGGATGGCCTCTTGCGTGGCCTGCATCGCCTGCATATCGCCCTGCAGCTCCGACATCTGCTGCGGCGTCGGCATGTACTGAATCTTGGTTTCCAGCCGGTCCGTGCGGCTGTGCAGCAAAGCCATCTGCTTGGACATGCCTTCCTCCACCGCCTTGATGTGCACGGTGTTGTCCTTGTCGCGCGTAGCAATCCAGGTGTAAATTGCCGAGGCAATGGGCAGCACCACCACGGCAATGATCTGCAGCCACAGGCCGATCGTTTGAGAATCAATATTCATATCGTCCTTTTGCCCCTTGGGCTCCATGTGCCCTTTCGCTGCGCGCCTGGCACACCACACACAACTGGCACCCCGGCACTGCGCGGCGGCGCGCCGCTGGAATGACACCATCACAATCGGCGCAGCACTCGGCTGAGTCGGCTACCGTCTTCCCTGCCAGGCCCGCGCGGCGGGCTTGATTGCGCAGGGCGTCCTGCAGCATCTCGGCCTCACGCGCCTGGGCGCGGTCGATGTCATCTACCACCCGCGTCCTCCGTGTCGAGCCAGTTCAAGAGGTCTGTCATGCGGCCGGCGCACTGGCCGTACAGGTCGTACATGGACTTGAGTTCAAGGGCGACCGGGTCCACCTGCTGCCCCCTCGGTGCCGGCGGAGGCGCCGGGCAGCGCACCGCGTATTCCGCTGGCACCGGCTTGGGCGGCGCGGTCACGGGCGGCTTCGAGGCTGCGCATGACGCCAGAAGGAAACACGCAGTCAGCGCGATCAGAAGCCGTGGTGGTGAGGGCATCGGCCATCTCCGTGGTAGTTTGGGTGTTGGCCTTTTCGAGCTGGGCCATGGCGGTGCGCATGCTGCGGCTGGCCGCGCCGGAGCGCTTGACCAGGTCGGCATGCGCCGAGAGCTGTTCGTTGACCGCTTCGAGCGCCTTGGAATCCTGGCGGCCTTTCTCCAAGGCCTTGCCCTGGTCCAGGCCGTAGCCATAGCCGCCGACTCCGGCGGTGATGGCGAGCAGCAGGCCGGCAACAGCCACGGTGGCGGCATTGCTCATAGCCCAGGCCCCCATTGCAGGTAGCGGGGCTGGATCACCACCAGGATGCGGCGGGGGTAGCCCAGGTTTTCAGTGCAGTGCACGGCCGCGCGGCGGGCTTTACCGCAGGCCGCGTCCACCTGGGATCGAGTTGGCTGCGCGAGCCCGGTACTCGCCGCCTCCCGTTGCCAGTGGCCAAGCCCGCCGTTGTAGGCACGCAGCGCAACCCACATGCGGTCGCGCGGCTGGTAGTAGGCTGGCGTGCGGTCGTACAGCCAGCGGTCATAGGTGACCAGGGCGCGCAGTGCCCAGGCCGGACTGAAGGGCTGCTGGGCCGCCAGCTCGGGGCTCTGCGTGGCGATCCAGCGCGTGGTGGCGGGCATGAACTGCGCCAGGCCCTGAGCGCCGACGTGCGAGACGGCGTCGGGGCGCCAGGCGCTCTCCTGGTGCACCTGGGCTGCGAACACAGCCACGGGCGCATCCAGACCCCAGGCGGCGTGCGCGGTGCGCACCAGCAGCGCGCGGTACTGCTGTGCGGCCTGCGGCACTTGCGCCTGGCTGCAGCTTGAGGCCACGGCAAGCGCCGCAGCGGCAAGCCAGCCCCATGCGGGGATGCGGGACCAGCGCATCAGAGCCCCGTGGCCATGGCAAGCATGGCAGCGCCCACGACCAAGGCGCGGCGCACCATGGCCCAGATGAAGACGGCCTCGTAGCCCGCGACGACGGGATAGTCCACGTCGCCCTCGGGCTCATCGGTGCCGTGGCGCCAGTCGCGGTGCAGGTAGCCGTCAGGGCGGGCGTAAGGAAAGAGTGTGCGGTCCAGCCAGTAGCCGACCACGGCGGCCAGCGCCAGGAGTGTGGCCTTGTAGAGCACTACCGGCAGCTGCACCGGTGAAACCACGGCAATCACCGCCAGCAAGCCAGCGGCCAGCAACAAGAAAAGGCTGCTGCGCGGGGCGCGCAGCCACGGGGGGATGTAGGATTTGAGCGACATGCACGGCACTTTGCCGTGCGCGCGCGAGCTTCAGTAAATGGAGCGCGCCATTGTTTGCAGCAGGCAGCAAAGGCGCACCATGCGGAGCATGGAAACCATCAACATGCCTGCGGGGCGGCGCATTCCCCCGATCGATGCGCAGGCCCTGGCACGGGGCGACGCACAGGCGCTGGCCACGGCCATGGCGCACATGGCCGCCCGGCTGTACATGCGCGCTGGAAGCAACATCAAGCTGCCCATGGGGGCCGTGGACGCGGCCCTACTGCCCGCCCCGCAGGCCGCCCTGTTGGCAGCAGGCGTGGAGCTGTGCGAGCTACTGGCCGGCAGCCCGCAGGGTAGGCAGGCCTTGCGTGATTTCGGCTTTAAGCCAGTCTTTCAGCACGTCGAAGGTGAATGACATAGAGGGTTTCATCACCTTGGCTTTGGCCTTGGCCCACAGCGAATCGTCCTGGATGGCGTCCACAAAATCGCAGCCGCTCCAGGTAAGGCGCTGAACGTATGCCCGCGTGGGACCTGTGGTCTCGGAAACCAGTGCCTTGACCAGACCGGCCTCTTGCAGCCACATCACGTGCAGCGCAAAGACTTCGTTGTCCACATCTGGCAACCCCATGAGATCGTCATCATGCGGCTGCTGTGCTGTGGTCAGAAGAATCCTGCGCGCCAAATCCATATCGCGTTTCATTTTTCTCCTTTCAAAAGCTCCACCACCCGCTGCGCGGCCTCGCTGTCGGCCAGTGCCTGCAGGTAACCGGCGCGGTACGCGGCCCACAGGCCTGCCTCCAGTGCATCCTGCAGCCCCAAGGTGGCAGAGGGCTGTGGCACGGTGTTGGGGCCGTGCGCCCACTGTTTGAACTGCTGCAAGAGTTGATCTTCGTCCATGTGTCACCCCATTTCCCAGTTTGCTGGCGCCTTGCCGGAGTGCGTCTTTGCAGCGGCCGCTTAGCTAGCGCAAAAACAGCAATGGCCTATGCCTGCACCTGCCCTGCACGCTTGAAATTCGCATCGTCTTTGCAGTACTCAAGGGCATCAAAAACAATGCCGGTGATCCGGGCCAAGTGCTCTGGTTGATTCAGCAGAATGCTGTCGCCTGCGCCAAGCTGGAGTCCTGCCCGCGCGATCTCTCGCTTGCGCTCATCGGTCAAAGGAACGCACACAAATATGCACGGTTGACGCTTCTCGGCCTGATACCTGAGCAGCCAGCGATTGACCTTGTTTTGGTAGAGCACCGTGTAGTAGCTCTCCGTGTCCTTCGCAGAGATGTCAGCGCTTTCTCCGAGGATCCCCTGCACCACTTCAAGCAGGCGACGCTCGGCATACGTCGTCACGATGCGCGAATTTGTCGGGTCCACGATGTCTGCGGTTGCATCATTGGTTTCCTCGGGTTGCGGCATCGGTGCTACATCAACTCGCGGGGCCGATGGTGAGATTGGCTCAGCTTTGGCAGACAGCCCCGAGACCACCATATTGCTCACAGCCCGCTCCACTGCTTGCTTCACGATGGGAGCAATGCCGTCCAGAAAACGGGCGTTGAATTGGCGTTGCACATCGGCGCGGCCCGCTACGTATTTCACAAACTCTGCATCTGGCTCGCGCAGGCTCTGGCTGATCACATTGGTGAAGGCATTGAGGTACACCGTTTCTTCTGCCAGTGTGCGTAACGCATCGGGCTTGAACTCATCGTGTCGAAACCGGTGCAGGCGAGGAAGAAGCGCAATTTCCATGTCCTCGAAGTCCACCGTCAGGAACGGCGCCGAGTCCATCATGTTCTTGTTGTTCAGGTCAGTGAAGAACCGCCACTCCCGGCCGTTGGTGATAGCGCCAATGGTCACCTCGGGAGTCGCATTGAAGTACCGAGAAAGCTGTGGGCAATGATTGGTTAGATTCTCAGCATGAGCCTTGGCCTCAATGAACATCACCGGCACGCCATGGCAGAACAATGCGTAGTCCACCCGCTCACTGGATTTCACGCCTGGGAAATCAGCTCCGTACTCTGCTTTGACTCGCGTCGGATCAAACGGGGAAAAGCCCAGAATATCAAGAAGCGGCAAAATCAGCGCCTGCTTGGTCGTCTCCTCGGTCGTGCAGTGCATGCCAACACCCTTCACATGCTCGGCATGCTTGCGTAGACGTTCAGTAAAGCTATCCATGGTCGCCCCCTCTCAATGGGTTGGGTTTAAAAATTGCGCCGTTCTATAGCGGCGGCTACTTCTGCAAATCCGCTTGCGTTTTCTCCACCCGTCTCGCCGTCACCTGCGGGAGGATGGTCGCCAGCAAGACAAATTTGGTCATGAAGATGTACGCAACACAGGTGCCGAACAGCAGAGCTGGCTTTAAGTAGGGCGAAGTCACCCTGAACATCGTCTCCACCAGCGCGATCACCAGAACGGTGGTCATAACGGCCATGCCAGCCCAGCCTGCAGTCAGGTCCAGTTTGCGCGCGTTGGACCTCAATCGCCTTGCCTGTTGGTCCCACACCAGCGATCCCACATTCCAGGCACGCGCAAGCTCCTGCGCGGTGAATCCGTGGTGCTCCATCAGTCGCTCCAGGTGATGGCGCACTTCCCGGCTGCAGTGGATACCCGTGTGCCGCTTGAAAGCCGCTTGCCGCTCGGACTCCGGCTTTTCGGCGGGGACATGGATGTTGACTACATCCCGCCCGGCCACATCACCGTTCACCGTGCCAGAAAACTCCTGGTCGCGTGCGCTCACCGTTTGCCCCCGCCTTTCACGATGTCACGGCCAGCCACGCCGCCTTTGGGCGCCTTGTGGAAAACCTGCTGCGAGCCTTCAAAGCTCTTTGCTGCAGCGGCCTTTTTTTTGTCGGCTTTGGGAGCTTCATTCCGTTTGAAATCCACTATTGGCAGACCGGAGGAAAGCAGAGCGGCTCTTTGAATCAAATCGGCTTTTGCTTCAAAGCTGCAGCGCCTATAGCTATTGAGCAACTGCTGCTCGTCGTCCGGAAGGGGCTTGCGCATCTGCTCTACCAGCGCCCCAGCTCGGTCGAGCTGCTCGGTAATAGTGCCGCCTTTATCAGCCCCAAAAGCCAACGCGGCTTCCAACTCGGCAATGGTTAACCGAACCACCGCGTCTTTCTTATCGCCCACCAGAACGTGAAGCACGTCTAAGTGCAGTTCGGGCCGCTTCGCCGCCAGCGCGTAGAGCTTCTCTTCCGGGAATGCGCCTCTCTTCTTGCGGTCCGAGAACGCTGCTTTTGTCAGCCCCAAAGCCGCAGCCACATCTTGGTCCGACGTCACCCCAAGTGCCTGCTTTAAACGCAGCAGCTGCTGATCGAAGTTTTCCATAGTAATAACTTGACTAAATCAAGATTTCTTGACTAGAATTCACCAACAACACACAAACAACGGCAAACAAACTTTCTCACAGGAGCCACGGCAATGACCCCCGACCAAATCAAGCAAAGGTTCCGCCAGCGTGGCGAAACCTTCAGCCAATGGGCGCGCGACAACGGCTACCCCGTCAACAAAGTGCTGCGCGTGCTCAACGGCTTTGAAAAAGGCCACTACGGCAAGGCCCACGAGATCGCTGTCAAGTTGGGCTTGAAGCCCAGCAGCGATGCCCCCCTGCAATGACGCCAGTGTACGCAATGACCTGTTACGCACTCTACCGGCTGCAAGCCTCTTTTGCCATGCGCAAACGCAGCATTTGTTTGCAGGCCGCTGCTGCATGCGGCCAAGGGGCCTTCCAATGACGCGCCGCAATTGGAAGCGCTGGCAACCCGCCACCGTGCGCGACGCTCTGAAGGGCTGCAAAGACTTTGCCCTGGAGCGCCACAACCTGAGCGTGGAGCGCATAGCCGAGCGCATGGGCCTGGAAGACCACTGGGCGCTTTACAAGTGGATTGCCAACGGCCGCATGCCCCTGGTGCTGGTGCCCGCCTACGAGCACGCCTGCGGCATCAACCTGGTGGCCCGGTGGATGGCCGCCACCGACAGCAAATTGCTGGTGGACATACCCCACGGCCGCCAGGCCCAGCCCGCCGACATGGTGGAGCTGAACACCGGCTTTGCCCAGGCCCTGCAGTTGCTCACTGACTTCTACCAGGCAGACGGCAAGGCTGACCCCGCCGCCACCCTGGACGCCTTGCGCAACCACCTGCAACAGGTAGCAGCCCATCACCACAACGTGGCCCAGTACGCCACACCTGAACTGGAGTTTGGAGCATGAACGCCCCCTACGACAACCTGGACGCCATCGCCCTGGGCCTGCCCCTGCCCACGCCGGTGCAAAACGCTGCCCCGGCCGCCACGCCAGCGGCCCCCAGTGCCCAAGAGCAGGCCTTGCAATACGCCCTGGCCAAGCAAGTGCCTGACATGGCGCGCGGCTTCGCCATCCACACCAACTATGGCGACATCACCATCCCGCCCGGCTGGATGGCAGAGCGCATCCAGCGCCATGTGGAGCGCTTGCTACAGGTCGAGTTGATGGCCACGCCGGAAGGTGCGGTATGACCGAGAAAACCTACCCCCTGGCAGGCCCCATCCGCAAGACCTGCGATCTGTTTCGCCTGTTGGCCGGCCACGAGGTGCTGGGCCTGGCCCCGGGCGAGATCGCCAAGGGCCTGGGCGTGCCGCCCAGCTGGGTGAGCCAGAACCTGCCCGCGCTGGAGGCCGAAACCGGCTTTGTCGAGCGCGTGGAGGGCACCAACCGCTGGCGCCTGGGCGTGCCTTTTGTGCGCATCGCCGTCACCGTGGGCGCCAACCTCAACCAGGCACAGCGCCGCCTGACCGAGCTCAGCCAGCGCTACGCCGTGCCCGCCGACCAGATGGACCGCTATTCCCTGTAACCCAACCCAAGAACCTGCAACACCGTTATGGCCAACAAACCCACCCCCGCACCCAAGAGCAAAGAAGTCGCCGTTGAAATGGCGGCCATCGAGCAGACCATGGCCGCCGCCAACCAGTTGGCAGTGGCAACGCTGGAGCAGAACGAGCGCGTCGGCGCGCTGGCCCTGCAGCTCAATTACCAAGGCAGCACCGACCCTGGTGCGCTGGAGAATTCGGCACGCGATGCCATCAAGCGTATCGGCATGGCCATCTTCGAGTTGGGCGCCTACCTGCTCTTGCTCAAGGAGGGTTGTGCGCATGGCGAATTCATGCCAGTGCTGGAGCGCTTGGGCATCAACCAGCACTCCGCCAACAAGTACATGGCCGTCACGCAGCGCTTCGCAAATTCGTCGACGTCGACGAATTTGGAGAAGCTGGGTTTCTCCAAGATGGCCGAACTGCTGCCCCTGGAAGATGACCAGGTGGACGAGCTGGCAAGCGATGGCCAGACCGGCGAACTATCTCTCGATGACGTCTCGCGCATGTCCGTTCGGGAACTGCGCGCCGCCGTGCGCAAAGAGCGCGCCGAAGCGGCCAAGCAAAAAAGCCAGGTCGATCGCCTCACGGCCGTCAACACCGAGCTGCACGAAGAGGCGCGCCTCATCAAGCGCCTACCCGCCAGCGAAGAGCTCAAGCGCACCCAGCGCGAGGCGGCCAACATCCAAGCCGAGGCCATGGGGCTGATTCAGGGCGGGGTGCGCCATGCACTCATCGCCCTCAACAACTGCGAGCAGGACCAAAGCCTTTTCATGGCGGGCATGGTGGGCCAGCTCATCAGCGAGTTGGCCACCCTGCGTGACGAGTTCAGCCTGCCCGAGGTGGGTGGAACCCCCGAGTGGGAGCGCTGGGCGCAAGCGCAGGGCGCTGCAGCAAAGGCCAACTGATCCACCCACGCGCCGCACCCATGAGCCCCACCCTCACCCCCGCGCTGATCGAAGCGCTGCAGGATGTGCACCGCCGCGCTGCCGCCGCAGGCCACGGTGGCAAAGGGGCTGTGTACGCACAGGCCAGCCAGCACCTGGGCCTGCCACGCGCCACGCTCATGCGCCGCCTCAAGGAAACCATCGTGAAACCTCAACGCAAGCGCCGCAGCGATGCAGGTGCCACCAGCCTGTCCCTGGCCGACGCGCAGCGCCTGTCCGCGCAGATGATGCAGGGCTACCGGGGCAATGACAAATCCATCCAGGCGCTGAACCTGTCGCTGGAGCAACTGCGCGCCGAGAACCCCCTGTTTGCCAGCGTGACCGACCCCGCAACGGGCGAGACGCGCCAGCTCTCCGAGTCTGCCTGTGCCCGCGCGCTGCGCCTGTATGCGTTGCACCCCGACCAGCTCAACGCCCCGGCCCCAGTGCAGCAACTTGCCAGCGACCACCCCAACGACGTGTGGCAGATCGACGCCTCCATCAGCACATTGTTTTATGTGCCCGAAGGCGGCGTGGCCACCATGGACAAGGCCGTTTACTACAAGAACAAGCCCGAGAACTTCGAGAAGATCAAACGCCAGCGCCTAACGCGCTACGTGCTCACCGACCACTGCAGTGGCGCCATTTTTGTGCACTACGTGGCCGGGGGCGAGAGCACGGTGAATATGGCCGAGGCGTTCCTGGCCGCCATCGAGCCGCGTCCGGGGCAGCAGATGTACGGCGTGCCTTTCCATTTGATGATGGACCCCGGCAGCGCCGGTGTGGGTGGCGCCTTTGGCAACCTGATGCGCCGCCTTCAGGTGACCCCGGTGGTCAACCAGGCGGGCAACGCGCGCGCCAAGGGCCAGGTGGAAAACGCCCACAACCTGGTAGAAACCAACTTCGAGAGCGGCTTCAAGTTCACCCACGTGCCGTCCATTGACTGGATCAATGAGAAGGCGCAGATGTGGATGCGCTACTACAACAGTGTGCGCAAGCACGGCCGCCATGGCCTGACCCGCTGGGCCAAGTGGCTGGAGATAACCCAGCAGCAGTTGCGCCTGGTGGACGCTGCCCTGGCGCGCGAGTTGCTCACCCACGCGCCCGAATCGCCAAAGGTAGACCGCAACCTGTGCGTGCGCTTCGATGGCCGCGTGTGGGACGTCAGCACCGTGCCCGGTGTGCTGGTGGGTGGCAATGTGGACATCACCTTCAATCCCTTTGACCGCAGCGTGGCCCTCGTGGTGGAGCACGACGCACAGGGGCACGAACTGCTGCTGCCTGTGCCCGAGGCCAAAGAGGGCGCGCACGGATTCCGCGAAGGGGCCGCCCGCATTGCCCGCGAAATGAAGTCGCTGCCCGACACCGTGGCGGTAACCAACCGCAAGCTGATGGAGCGCCTGGCCATGGGCGCTGACACCGACGAAGCTGCCGCCGCTGCGCGCAAGGCCAAGGCACTGCCATTTGGCGGCACGCACGACCCCTACAAGCACCACGAGCAGTCACTGCCCGCCGCCACCGTGCTGCCACGCCGTGGCACTGAGCTAGCTGCCATCACCCGCGTGGCCCAGGCCGCGCCCGCGCTGCTGACCCACTTTGAAGCCGCCCGGGCCCTGGCCACCAAGGGCGTGGCCATGTCGCCCGAGCTGGTGGGCACGCTCAAGAACCTGCACAAAGACGGCGTGCCGGAAACCGAAATCGACGCCCTGGCCGCCCGCCTGACGGTGCGTGCTGGCCTGCGCATGGTGGGAGGTGCCTGAAATGGTGCGCATCCATAGCCCCGTGGCCCGCCTGCGCGTGCCCCTGCCCAAAGAAGTTGGCCCCGTCGGGTTGCACCCCGCCGAGGCCGCCCCCGTGAACCCAGAACCAACCGAACCCAAGGAGGAAGAACCGATGTTACTTCGCAATGAAACCCTGTCCCCCGCCGCGCGCAAGCACTTCAAGCTGCTGCGCAACCCGTTTGTGGACGACATCCAGAGCCGCGCCGATGTGTTTGCCAGCCAGCACGGCCGCTACGTGCGCGCCGCGCTGCTCGACGCTGCCATCAACCACGGCTTTGTGGCCATCGTGGGCGAGAGCGGCAGCGGCAAGAGCACGCTGCGTGAAGACCTGGAGGAGCGCATCCGCGAGGAGCGCCGGCCCATCATCGCCATCAAGCCCTACGTGCTGGCCATGGAGCCCAACGATACGCGCGGCAAGCCCATGAAGGCGGGGCAGATCGCCGAGAGCATTGCCCGCACCCTGGCGCCCAACGTGCAGCTCAAGAGCAGCCCCGACGCCCGTTACCGCCAGGTGCACGAGCTGCTCAAGAGCAGCCGGGCTGCGGGCTACTCGCACCTGCTTGTGATCGAGGAGGCGCACCGCATGCCGCTGCCCACGCTCAAGCACCTCAAGAACTTCATGGAGCTCAAGGACGGCCTGCGCCGCCTGCTGGGCGTGTGCCTGATCGGCCAGCCCGAGCTGCGCCTGCTGCTGAGCGAGCAAAACCCCGAGGTGCGCGAGATCGTGCAGCGCTGCGAGCAAATCACCATGGAGCCGCTCGATAGCGACCTGGAGGGCTACCTGGTGCACAAGTTCGAGCGCGCCGGCCTGGCCCTGGCCGACGTGCTGGAGGCCGACGCCCTGGACGCGATCCGCGCCCGACTCATCAGCATGCCGCGCGGCGGCCGCGTGAGCGATGCCGTCAGCGTGTGCTACCCGCTGGTGGTCAACAACCTGGTGTGCCGCGCGCTCAACGCTGCGGCTGCCGTGGGCTTCCCCAAGGTGGACGCCCAGGTCATCGGGGGGTGCTGAGCCATGCACAGCTACCACATCACCATCACCATGCCCGACGGCTCCCAGGGGTGCCACTGCGACCTGTTCCCGCACGGCGCCGCTGCAGCACTGTGCGTGGCCGACTTGTTTCCGCAGGCCTGCCGTATCGATGTGCTCCGCCTGACCACCGTGTTGCTGCGCGGCAATCGCAAGGAGGCGGCATGACCCCCCGCACTTGTCACGAGCTGGGCGTGTGCCAGGGGTGCACGCCCCCATGCCAGCACACCTGCCAGCACCCAGGCACGGCGCAGGGCGGCCATGGCGTGAACACCGCCCACCTGCAGCCCGGTGGCTTTTACTTTGCCCCTGGCGCCATTGAGCATGGGCCGGGCCGCAGCAAACGCCTGGCACCCTGGCAGCGCTTGGTGCTGGACTGCGCTGCCGTGCTGGCCGTTGCTGGCCTGCTGGGCTTTTGTGCAGGCTACCTGCAGGTGAAGGGATGGCCCCTGTGAGTGCAGACCTGTCTTGCCCTGTGTGCGGCTCCGAGCTGGATCTGGCCGTGCTGTTTGCCCATGAGCATGACCAGCGCACGCTGGCCCGGCTGTTGGCCGTCAGCATTCCGCTGGGGCCGCGCGTGCTGCAGTACGTGAGCCTTTTCACCCCGCCCAAGCAGCGCCTGACCTCCGCCAAGAAGATCAAGCTCATCCTGCAGTTGCTGCCCGACCTGGAGCGCCAGGCCATTGCCCACAAGGGGCGTGAATGGGCGGTTCCCCTGGCCGCCTGGGCGCAGGCCATTGACCAGATGCTGGCCGCGCGCGACGCGGGCCGCCTGGAGCTGCCCATGAAGGGCCACGGCTACCTGCACGCCATTTTGGCGGGCATGGCCGATAAGGCCGAGGCCACGCATGAGCAGGCACGCGAGCAGCAACTGCGCACCGGCCCCCGCGCCGCCACCACCCACGGCCCCGCCAGCGTGGCCGCCCTGGTACAGCAGGCCCAGCCTGCCGCCGCCACCCGGCCTGCGCCTGCAGCGCCCCAGCCGGGCATGTCCCCCACCGTGCGCGCCATGCGCGAACAGATCGAAAAGAAGAAAGGCATGCAATGAGCCGTAAATCTGCCCTGTGCGCGCAAAGCGCAGCCGTTGTGGCCCACCTCAAGCAGCACGGCGCCGCCACCCTGGCCGAGCTGCTGGGTCACTTCCCGGCCGATGGCCGCAGCAAGCTGCGCAAGCGCTTGTCGAACCTGTACGACGGCAACTGGCTCGACATCGCCTGGTCGGCCAGCGGCGAAATGCTGTGGCTTGTTGCCCCCCGGGCGCGGGCCGCACAGCCCGCACTGCCGCAGCCCGTGAACAGCCCGCCCGTGTTGGTGCCGCCCCGGCGCATCAACGTGATGGTGGGCGACTACGAGCCCCGTCCGATGCTGCCCGCGCGCCCCGGCGCACTCGACTACCAGCGCTACGCCAGCCAGGGCGTGCGTTGCTGAGAAGGGGATGCACATGCCGACACCATCAGCCCAAAACCAGCACCGCGACGACGTGACCGCGCTCGCCCACCGCATGGTCGAGATCGTGAGCGAGCAGCAAACGCACCAGGTGGCCCTGGAAGCCCTGATAAGCGCCTACGTCTCGGTGGCCGTGTGCCACCCCTGCTGCGCCCAAAAGGCCGCCGATGTGGCTCGCAAGGCGGCTGGCGTCATCGAGAACCACGCCACGCCACCGGGCGCACAACACGTTCACTGAAAGGAGCCCAAACATGGCAAACGAAAACACCATCCCCCCCGGCTACTGGAAAAACGCCGCCGGCAACCTCATCCCCGAGTCCAAGGTGAAGGACATCGACAAGTTGCGCCACCAGGTCGTCACCGACTTGTGCCAGATGGCCAAGCAGCGCCGCGACGGCCTGGCCGAGTTCAAGCTCAAGGCTATGCAGGAAGTGGCTGCGCTGGTATCCACCAGCATGGAGCAATACGGCGTCAAGAGCGGCGGCGAGAAGGGCAACGTAACGCTCACCAGCTTCGACGGCAAGTACAAGCTGGTGCGCCAGATGCAGGACCGCATTGTGTTTGGCGAACAACTCATGGCCGCCAAGGCGCTGATCGACGAATGCGTGCAGGAGTGGAGCCAGGACGCGAACGACAACATGCGCGTGCTGGTGAATCACGCCTTCCAGACCGACAAGGAAGGAAAGATCAATACCGGCCGAGTGCTGGGCCTGCGCAGCCTTGCCATTACAGACGAAGCCTGGCAGCAGGCCATGCAGGCCATTGCCGACAGCATGCAGACGGCCAGCACCACGCCCTATGTGCGCTTCTACGAGCGTGACGAGGGCACGGGTGAGTACAAGGCGATCAGCCTGGATGTGGCGGCGGTATGAGCAACATCACTACCTACCGCGTGGCTGCTGCCTCGTTCAGCGATGCCGAGGTCACCTTGCAGGTTGACCTCGACGTGCTGACGCCAGCACTCGCAGCAGAGATCAACAACTTCTGGTCGCACCCCAAGGATCGCCTGCAGGCCGAAGACGGCGACGTTGTGCGCGCGGTCGTCCGCATGTTCGGTGAGGCTGCGATCCGCCACTTCATGGCCGACGGCGGGGCGAGCTTCGGCCCGTGCCCGTGGGGCGACCGCCAGATGACGGCGGAAGTGCTCAAGGCCCAGGTGGAGGGCTGGCCTGACATCGACGGCTTGGGCATCGGGATCGTGGGGGCGGAGGTTTCTGCCGTGGGCTATCACGATGTGACGCTGGAGGCGGTATGAGCGCAACGCCTGACACCTGCCCGAACCAGCTTCAGGTCAACACAAACGGTGCCTGGAAGAACGTGATGACGTTCGGCCACGGAGAAGAAGCCATGGAGCGTGTGAAGCAAGCGGCGCAGGCTCTGCACGAGGTATCGCCGGGCACGGCCTGGCGCATCACCACCACGCACAACAACCCGCCGACGGTGCTGGCCCATTTGGGCAAGAACACCTATGGCCTTTGGGTCAACCGCCCGCACGACTGACCCCACCAGGAGCATTCATGTTCAAGAACCTCATCATCTACCGCACCAGTCCCCTGGCCTTCACGCTCGACCAGCTCGAAGCGGCCCTGCAGAAAGCGCCCTTCATCGAATGCGGCGCCACCCAGGAGAAATCCATGGGCTGGGTACCACCACGCGGCGAAGCGCACGGTGCGCTGGTTGAATCCATCGGCGGGCAGTGGATTGCCCGGCTGATGATCGAAACCAAGGCCGTCCCCGGCGATGCGCTGGTGCGCAAGGTCAAGGAGAAGGCCGAGCGCATCGAGCAGGAAACCGGCCGCAAGCCCGGCAAGAAGGAAAGCCGCGAGCTCAAGGAAGAGGCGCGGCTGGATCTGCTGCCCATGGCTTTCACCAAACGAGGCACGACTTGGGTGTGGATTGACCCGCAGACGTGCACCCTGGTGATCGACACCAGCAGCCAGGCCCGCGCTGACGAGGTGGTGAGCACGCTGGTGGAGGTGCTGCATACACCAGGCTATTTCTTGGCGCTGCTGAACACCAAGACCGCGCCCCAGGCCGCCATGGCGCACTGGCTCAAAGAGCAGGAGCCGCCGGAATGCTTCACCGTGGACCGCGAGTGCGAGCTCAAGAGCCAGGGTGAGGACAAGGCCGTGGTGCGCTATGCCAACCATCCGCTGGACATCCAGGAGGTGCTGGACCACATCAACGCCGGGCTGCTGCCCACGCGCCTGGCGCTGACCTGGGATGACCGCGTCTCCTTCACGCTCACGCAACAGCTGCAAGTCAAGGGCATCCGGTTTCTGGATTCAGTGTTCGAGAGCCAGCAGGCTGACGAAGGTGGGTTTGATGCCGACGTGGCCATTGCCACGGGCGAGCTGGGCAAGCTGATTCCTGACCTGGTCACAGCCCTGGACGGCGAGGCTGGGGCCGCATCCATGCAAGGTGAGGATGAATGATGGCCCTGAAATACCCCGCAAACGCGCCACCAGCCCCGGCGAAACCTCCGAAACAGCGCGGTGATACCAGCGGTGCGGGTGTGGCTGCAAAGCCCTTGGCGGGGCTGTCTTGCCTGCCGCCGGATTTGCGGGCTTTTTTGCGCAACCGGTCGGTGACCGAGATTGCCGAGCTGCTGCAACTGGGCAAGGGCACGGCCAGCCGGATCAAGCGCGGCATTTACCCCCATGCACCCAACAAGCTGCTCAAGCGCTGGGAGGCCGTCCGGGCGGCTGGCGCCGTGCCAGTGGGTACGTGGGCGCTGCGCCGGGTGATGGCGGACGCCACGGTGCATGAGGCCGTGCTGTGGGGCGGCGTACTGTACGGCGGTGCCGGGCTGTTTGGCATGCGAGGGCGCCAGATCGCCGTGGCCCCCACGTCCGATGGCGGCCTGCTGGCGCAAACGCTCGATCTGCCTCCCCAGCGCCTGCCGCTGTTGCCGATCGGCGAAGCTGGGGGCACCGCCTGATGCGCGCCGCCCTCGCCATCGAAACCGCCGCCGCCGTCTTCGGCATGCTGGGCGCCGCACTGCTGGCCAGCGCCGTGCACCCGGGCCTTGGGTTCGCGGCGTTCCTGGTCAGCAATGTGGGCTGGCTGGCCTTCAGCGCCGCGCACGGCCACTGGCGCATGTTCGCGCAGCAATGCGTCTTTCTGCTCACCAGCTTGGTGGGCTTGTGGAACTGGTGGCTCAGTCCGCTGGCGCGGGGGTGAACGATGAACTGGCCCGCTATCGAACTCCGCTGGAAGGCAAACGTGCTGATTGCCGCTGACCGTCGCGCCAGAGGCGACATTGCGGGCGCCGAAAGACTTGAAGCTTGGAATCGCTCTTTCGTGCGTTGCTGCGAGATCTTCTGCGGCAAACCGCAAGGCGCATTTTATGGAATGCAGCCATGACGAGAAACAATCACACCGCCGCCATCCACGTCCTCAAGTCCAAGCTGCAGCTGCAGGACGACGACTACCGTGCGCTGCTGGTCCAGCTCACCGGCAAGGCCAGCAGCAAGGGCATGACGGCCTCCGAGCAGGCCCATGTGCGCGACCACCTGCAGCGCCTGGCCGAGCGCATGGGCGTTGCCCAGCCCACCACGCGCCGCCGCCCGCTGACGCGCGAGCAGTTCGACCAGGTCAAGAAATCTGCCAGCCCGCGCGAGCGGAAGGTGTGGGCGCTGTGGAACCAGTTGGCCCGCGATGGTGTGCTGCACAACCCAAGCCGCGCCGCGCTCAACGCCTGGGTGGAGCGCACCGTGCATGTGAGCGCGCTGGGCTTTTGCACCAGCGCCCAGCTCGACACCTTGATTGAGGCGCTCAAGGCCTGGCAACAACGTGGAGGTGAGCATGGTTGAAATGTTCGAGCGCATTGATTTGAGCCAGCTGACGCAAGAGCAGCTTGCCCCGCTGGAGGCGCTGATGACGCCGGACTGGCCAGACGTGTGGCGCAGCTTCGCCACCAGCCTGTTTGTCACGCTGATTTCGGCACCGGGCGCGTCTGCCGTGCCCGCTTCATCGCTGGCCAGCCTGGCCGTGGCGCAAACTCTCGGCCTGGCGCAAGACGAAGGCGGCACACAGCCATACATACCGGTGGGCGCTGACATGATGAACAGCGCCCGCGCTCGTCGTGTGCTCGATCTGCTCGGCCAGGGCATGCCGTATAAAGACGTGGCAGACACCACCGGCATCACCGCCAGCCGTGTGCGTAACATTGAGCGTGCCTGGCGCCGCGAGCAGATCGCACTGCGCCAGCGCCCGCTGCCCTGGGACTGACGCCAGCAGCCGAAAGCTATTGAAAGGCCCCGTTCGCGCACGCGACGGGGCTTTTTTGCATCTGAATATGTGGCGCGCGCCATTGGAGCGAAATGCGGGGTTCGCGCGACCATGCGGCCCATGCCTTCCAAAGCACCCGCTCCTCACACCCCCGCACTTCCAGCGGGCATCGAAGTCTTTCGCGCTGGCACCCGCACGGCCGACGACGGCAGCGTGCACACCATCACCGCGTCTGACCTGGCCGCCGCTGCCGCCGCCTATGACCCGGCAGTGCATGAGGCACCGCACACGGTGGGCCACCCGCAGAACAACGCACCTGCGTACGGCTGGATCGAACGCTTTGCCGTGCAGGACGGCGTGCTGCAGATCGCCGCCAGTAAGCAGGTGGAGCCGCAGTTCGCCGAACTGGTCTCCAGCGGCCGCATCAAGAAGCGCTCCATGAGCTTCTACCACCCCAAAGACTCCAGCAACCCCAAGCCCGGCATCTGGTACCCCCGCCATGTGGCTTGGCTGGGCGCGCAGCCGCCAGCTGTAAAGGGGCTCAAAGACGTGAACTTTTCCGAAGGCGACGCCAAAGGCGCCGTCTGCTTTTCAGAGCCCACAACCACCACCGAACCGTCAACACAGGAGCCCGACGACATGAGCAAAGAACTGCAAGCCCAGTTGGACGAAGTCAACACCAAGCTGGCCGCCGAAAAAGCTGCCCGCGAAAAGGCCGAGGCCACCGCTGCCGAGGCCAAAAAGAAGGCCGACGCTGCGCAGGCTGAATCCGCATCCTTCGCAGAATCCGCCCGTGCAAGCCGCAAAGCGGGTTTCGTCTCGTTCGCGGATGCCCAGGTGGAGGCTGGCCGCCTGCTGCCCAAAGACAAAGAAATGGCCGTGGCCACGCTCGAAGCATTGGCCGACGCTCAGCCCGTGGAATTCTCGGAGGGCGATACCACGCGCAAGGTCAGCCCAGCGCAGTGGTTCCAGGACTTGTTCGCCAGCGCCAAACCCGTCGTGAACTTTGGCGAGTTCGCGGGCGGCCGCGTCCCGCAAGACGGTGCCGCCAAAGGCAAGAGCGATGCCGAGATCGACAAGGCCGCGCAGGCATACATGCGCCAGCACAAGGTGAACTACGCCGAGGCACTCACGGCCGTGACCACCTCGTTCACGAGCTGATCCACCCCCATCCAACCGCCAAGGACGCACCACCATGACGATGACCGCCGCCGAGATCCGGCTCAAGCAAAACCCCATTCTCACCAACCTGCTGCTGGGCCTGGGCCAGGGCACTATGATCGCCGAGCGCCTGTTTCCGCGCCTTCCGCAGGCGCTGTCCAGCGTCACGCTGGCGCAACTGGGCGACGAACGCCTGCGCCGCTACAACCTGCGCCGCGCGCCGGGTGCGCCCACCAAGCGGGTTCACATCAAGTACGACGGCAAGACCTACGCCGTAGACCAGTACAGCGTGGAAGTGCCCCTGCCGCGCGAGCTGCTGCGCGAGGCCGACGATAGCCGCAAGCTCAACGTGGGCAACTACCTGGACATCAGCCGCATCGCCATGGCCACGGCCAACGACGTGCTGGGCCTGGACTACGAAATCGAGGTGGCCACGCTGGCCACCACGGCGGGCACTTACGCAGCGGGCCACGTGCTGGCCCTGGCCGGTGGCACGAAGTGGAGCGCCGCCACGGGCACACCGGTCACCGACATCCTGGCCGCGGCCGATGTGATCCGCAAGAAGATCGGCAAGCGGCCCAACCGCCTGACGCTCTCGGCCGATGCCTTCTCCGCGCTGCGCACCAACGCCGAAGTGAAGGGCTACCTGCCCAGCACGAATCTGGGCCCGGCCTCTATCGAGCAGCTCAAGACGATCCTGAACCTTGCAGAGATCGTCGTGGGCGATGCGGTGTGGATCGATGAGACCGACACCGGCCGCGATGTGTGGGGCAACAACGCCATCTTGGCCTACGTGCCCAACATCGGGGGCAGCGGCAGTGCAGACATCAGCCTGGCCGAGCCCGGCTTCGGTTTCACCAACGTGATCGAAGGCCACCCCTTTGCCGAGGCGCCGTACTACGACAACGGCCTCAAGAGCTGGGTGTACGGGGCCACGTTCGAGCGCCGCCCCAACGTGGCCTACAACACCGCCGCCTTCCTGTTCACCAATCCGAAGTAACAACCGTAGAGCGCGTGGGCCAGCAATGGCCTGGAGACGCCCCGCAGGCTTCCGTCCTGCGGGGCCATCCGAACCACCCGAAGGAATCCGACATGCAGAAAAACTTGATTGCGCTCGTCGCCCTGGCCGTCATCAGCGGCGGCGCACGCCAAACCATCGAGCCGGGGGAGCCCGTACCCGAGCTGACGCCCCACGACGAGCGAGAGCTGATCGCCTCGGGCGCCATCCAGGATCTGGATGCAGTGGCCGCGCAGGAAAAGTGGGACGCCAAGACCGAAGCCGCCGCGCGCGCCGTATTCGACCGGGCGCGTGCCGATGTGGCCGCTGATGTGGCTTCGCGCACAGCGCCCGAAGCCGAACCCGCAGGCGATGCCGCCGCCGGCCAGGGCAGCACTGGCGCCCCGGATGCGGCCGATGCCGATTCCGCCGGTGCCCGGCCCACCGCCAAGACCGCTGCCAGCCGCAAGCGCGCCTGATCACCAAGTCCCAAGGAGCTGAAACATGCCATCGCAAAACAACACCGGCCGCCAGTTCGACAAGACGCACGCCGTCACCCTGGTGGCGACCGCCGCGCTCGCTGCCCACCGCTTCGCCGCCTATGACGGCGGCTACCCCACCATCGCCGGTGGCGCCAAGGACTGCCAGGGCGTCACCGAGACGGCCGCCGAGATCGGCGATGCCGTGAGCGTCGTCACCGGCTACAGCTACCTGGTCGAGGCAGAGGCTGCCATCGCCTTCGGCGCCTACGTGAAGGTGGGCACTGATGGCAAGGCCGTCACCGGCAGCGCCGCCGACCACTGCGGCCGCGCCCTGGGCGCCGCCACCCAGGCCGGGCAGCTCATCGAGGTGCAGCTCTACAAGCACGTGCACGCCTGATCGCCCAGCATGCCCGTGCTCCGCTACGCCACCGTTGCCGACATGCTCGCCCGCTTCAGCGAGGCCGAGCTGGCCCAGCTCACCGATCCCGATGGTGCGGCCGTCAACGCAGCTCGCATCGAGACGAAGCTGGATGACGCCCAGGCCACCATCGACGGCTGGATTGGCCAGGTCTACCGCCTGCCATTGCTGGGCTGCGCCAAGCCCCTGACGGTGCCCGGTGGCGAGCCCGAGCGCGTGGCACCGCCCCAGCTGGTGCGCATTGCGTGCGACCTGGCGCGCTTCTGGTTGCGCGACGCTGTGCAGGAGGACTCGGACGTGTACCGCCGCTACCAGGCCGCCATGGCCGAACTCAAAGCCATCGCCGAAGGCCGCGCCCTGCTGTCCTGCCCCTGGGGCGGCAGCGCGGGTGACCTGGTCACCACTGACGCGCAGCAAGGTGGCGGCGAGGTGCTGTTCGGGTTCAGTGCCCGTGCAGTCACCGACGACAGCCTGCGCGGCTTCTGAGGGAGCCGCCATGGATCTGGATTTTGTGATTGGCCGCCTCAAGGCCGCAACCACCGGCTTCAAGGCCATAGGCGGCGCAGCAGACATGGATGCAGCCCTGGCTGGCGCCGTGACCGTGCCGTCGGCCTTTGTGATCCCGCTGGCGGATCAGGCCAGCGAACAAGCCCACACCGGCACGTACGACGAAACCGACCTGAACGAGTTTGGCGTGGTGTTGGCCGTCTCCAACCTGCGTGATACGCGCGGCGCAGCAGCCCTGGCCACCTTGGCCCCCATCCGGGCGCAAGTGCGTGGGGCGTTGGCGGGCTGGGTACCCGACGAAGACACCGGAGAGCCCGTCACCAAGGTGCGCGGGCAGTTGTTGCGCTTCGATGGCGATGGGCGGCTGTGGTGGATCGACCGATTCGTTTGGAAATCTTTTTACAGGAGCAACCCGTGAGAAAAGCCGATGCCAAAGCAACCGACACCACGGCCCAAGAAGCGGCCACGCCGACGTCCAACGCCGCCGACGTCACCGGAGCCACCCCCGCGGTTCAGCCCACCCAGGCCACCCCGCGCGCGCCGGATGACTTCCACGGTCAAGGTGGCCTCTACCGCATGAAGGACGGCCAGCGGGTGCTGGTCGCCCAAACCCAACCTGAAACCACCAAGGAGCGCAAATGAGCACCCCCAAATTCATCAAGAAAATGGCCGTCCTGGTGGCCATTGAGACCATCGTGGGCACCATTGTTGTGCCCGTGGCAGCCGACGCCATCGAGGTGTCTGACGTCACCCTCACTCCCATCGAAGGCGACGAGGTGGACCAGGGCGTGATCAAGCCGTACTTCGGTGCGTCGGAGACGACCATGGTCACCCTGTACCGCAAGATCGCCTTCAGCGTCGGTTTTGCAGGCGTGGCCGCCGCTGGCGACCTGCCGGGCTGGAGCACGCTTTTGCGTGCCTGCGCTGCCAGCGCGACGAACACCCCGGCCACCGAGACCGTTTTCGCGCCGATCACGGATGGCATCGAGAGCGTCACGATCTACGCCGTGGTGGACAAGCTGCTCTACAAGATGGCGGGTGCCCGTGCCAATGCCAAGGCAGCAGTGGACGCCAAGCAGATCCCGAAGTGGCAGTTCGAATTCACCGGGGCATTCTTCCCGGTAGAAGACGTAGGCGCCATGCCAGCGGTCAGCTACGTGAAGTTCGTGCGCCCGCTGGGCGTGAACAAGCTCAACACCACGCTGAGTCTGGACGGCTACAACGCTGCGGCCAGCAGCTTCCAGTTTGATTTCGGCAACCAGGTGGTCAAGGATGACTTGATGAACGTGGACACGACCGAGATCACCGGCCGCACGTCCACGGGCAGCGTCACGTTCCGCAACACCAGCGTGGCCACCAAGAACTGGGTCGAGATGGCCCGCGTGAGCGCCAAGGTACCGCTTGTTCTTAAGCACGGTCAGGGCGCCACCAACACCGTCTCCATCGCCGCGCCGCTGGCCCAGATCGGCAAGCCCACCTTTGGCGAGCAGAACGGCATTCAGATGATCACCGTGCCCCTGCGCTTCATCCCCAGCGATGCGGGCAACGACGAGTGGTCCATCACGGTCTGACGCCACCGCCAGCCCAGTAACGCCTTTCACCCACAGCAACACCATTTCTTTAAAGGATCACTCCATGTCCGTCGTTCTCGCATCCGTCGCCTTCTGGGCCGGCGCCCAGCTCATCCTGGTGGGCGACCTCGGCAAGACCGAAGTCGTTGATTTCAAGGCGCGCTTCAAGCGCCTCAAGACCAGCGAGCGCAAGCAGCTCGAAGCCGATCTGGCCGACAAGAAGATCACCGACAAGGAGTTCCTTGACCGCCTGCTGGTGGACTGGGACCTCAAGGACAAGACGGGCACCGCAGTCATCCATTCCGAGAAGCAACGCGAGGAACTGGTGGAAGACTGGGACGGGTTCGAGGCTGCGCTGGTCCAGGCGTACTTTGAGAACGGCCGCAAAGCACGGGAGGCGGCAGAAGTGGCAAAAAACTCCGAGCTGCCGTCCGCCACCACTACCTGAGTGCGGGGGGCGGCGAGGCCAACACCGAGGAAGAAGACGCCGACCTGCGCGCCCAGTGGCAGCAGCTCGGCGCCGATCCCGACAAGGCCATGCAGGCGGCCCAGGTGGCCCGAACGGAAGAGGCCGAGCAGGCCGGGGACTTTGAGCTGCCGCCCGAGCAATGGCGGGCGTGGGAAGTGTTCACCGCCTGCGAGCGCAACTGGCGCGTACTCATCGGCATTGGCCTGGTGCACTACGACGGCATCGACAACACCGCCATGCAGTCGGCCATGCACATGCTGGGGGTGAAGCGAAAGCACCAGCGCAACGTGTTCTGGATGGTCCGCGTGCTCGAAGGCGAGGCGCGCAAGTTTCTCAACCAACGGTAAGGACGGAATCGATGCGCCAGTGTGTAGCCCGGGAAAGCGCAGCGCACCCAGGGGGCATTCACCCCAGTAGCCACCCCAGCAGCGCCGTGGCCCCAAGCACCTGCAGGCGCCCCGTGCCTGCAGCGCGCGCGGCGCGCCCCAACAGCACCCAAGCCATGGCGGCAAAACCGGCCACGGTTATTAGGCCCACCAGATTCATGAATGCGTTCGACATGCGCGCAAGCGTAGCACGGGTATGGCCATCATCAACACCGTAGCCATCAAGCTCTTCCTGGACGGCGTGCCCGGCGTTCAGGCGGGGCTGAACAACGTCAAGGGTGGCCTGGGCCAGGTGGGCCAGCAGGCAGGCGCCGCATCGGGCGGGGCAGACCGTCTGTCGGCCGCGCTGGGGCGCGTGGCCCACTATGGCCTGGCAGGGGGCGGGCTGTACGCCCTGGTGCGCACCGCCCAAGGCGTGGGCACGGCGTTGTTTGACGCCAGTGCCAGCGCCCAGCGCCTGTCAACGCAGCTGAACTTTGCCACCAGCGGGCGTGGTGCGCAGGAGATGGCCTTTGTCTCGGGCGTGGCACAGCGCCTGGGTCTGGAACTGCAAAGCACGGCGCAGGCCTACGCGGGGTTTGCATCGGCCGCGCGTGGCACGGCCCTGGAGGGTGCAGGCGCGCGCCAGGTGTTCGAGGGCATCGCCAAGGCCAGCGCCGTCATGGGCCTGAGCACCGAACAAAGCAGCGGCGCGCTGCTGGCAGTGCAGCAGATGATGAGCAAGGGCGTGGTCAGTGCCGAAGAGTTCCGGGGCCAGTTGGGCGAGCGCATGCCCATCGCCCTGCAGGCCGGGGCGAATGCCTTAGGGGTGACCACGGCCGAGTTCAGCAAGCTGCTGGAGACGGGCCAGATCGTGGCGCAAGACTTTTTGCCCAAGTTCTCTGCCGCCATCACCGAGATGCTGGGCGACAGCGTGGAGCAAGCGGCCAACCGGCTCGATGCCTCTACCGCCCGCATGGGCAACGCCTGGGACAGGCTCAAGAGAACCGTGGGCGACAGCGGTGTCTCGCAGGCTATTGCCAATGAAGCCACAGGCATCGGCAACTACCTCACCAGCATCACCGACGCCATGGACCGGGCCAAGGCATCGGGCGCGGGCATGTCCCAGCAGTTGCTGACCGGCCTGGGGCAGGTCATTGCACGGGCGCCGTTCGATGCGCTATCCACCGCTGGCAACCTACTCAACGGCACGCTCAACACGCTGTCACTCGGCGCGCTGGACCTCAACACCCGCATCAACCTGCTGCCCGCCGCTCTCGACACCAGCGCGCAGCAAGCCCTGGCCCTGGGGCGCGACCTGGTCGCCGCCGAGGCCGAGCTCAAACGCCTCAAGGACAGCGGCGCCGACACGGCGCCCAACTTCTATGTGCGCAACAGCTACTTTGAGGCGCTCAAGCTGACCAAAGAGCTGCGCGCAGCAAAGCAAGCCCAAGACGCGCTGAAAAATGCCGCCAGCGGCACGGGCGGCGGCCGAGGCACCGTAAACCCCGCTACGGTGGGCGAGCTGGCCGCGCAGCAGGCCCGGCTCAAGGCCGACGCCGACGCCTTCCTGCTCAAACAGTCGGGCGTGCCAGACAGCTACCTCAAGGACATGACGGAGCTGATCCGCCTGAACCAGGCGGGCGCGATAGTGGGCCAGGCATACACCCAAGCCCTGGCCCGCCAGCAGGCCGTGCTGCTCAAGAAGACGGACACCACGCAAGGTGCGGTGGCGGCCCAGAAGACACTGCAATCGGCCTACGAATCGTTCTTGACCGGCCTGCATCAAAAGCTGGCAGCCCAGCAGCAGGAGCTGGCCACGGGCGCCAAGGTCAGCGAAGCGGACCAGTTGCGCATCAGGCTGCAGGAGATGCTGGGCACATCGCTCAAGGGCCTGGGGGCGGAGCAGCGCAAGGTGCTTGAGCTGGGCCTGCAGGAGCTGGCCGTGGGCGAAAAACTCGCCCAGCAATACAGGCAGGCGTCCGAGCTTGCGAATGCGCGTGCCGATGCCCGCCGCCAGGAGTCGCAAGGCATCGCCCAGTGGCTGGCAGAGCAGGAGGCCGCCGCGCAAAAAGGCCTGGCCGATGTGCGCCAGCGGATCAACGCCCTGACCATGGAAGAAGACGCCGCCCGCCTGGCAGCCAGCACCAATGTGTCGCTGGCCGAGGCCGTGGAACTGGTCGCCATTGCCCGCTTGCAAGAGGCGCAGGCCGCCAAATTCCACGAGGGCAGTGAAGGCTGGAAGGCCATCGAACGCGAGATTGCCGCCCGGCGCGAGCTGCTGGGCCTGGTGCGCGGCAAGGAGACCCGTGAAGGCATCAAGAAGACCGCCGACGAGGCAGAGAAAGAACTCAAGCGCGTCACCGAGCAGTACGAGCAGGGCCTGACCAACGCCGCCATGCAGGGCGGCAAGAGCCTGCGCGAATACATCCGGGGCATGCTGCGCACCACCGCCTTCCGCATTGTGCTCGACCCCATCATGAAGCCGCTGGCCGGCTTCCTTGCGGGTGCCACCGGCACCGGCAGTGCGGCCGCGTCGCAGGGCGGCGGCGTCATGGGCACGGCCAACCTGTTGTCGTCGGCCTACTCGGCGCTCACCACTGGGGTCTCCAGCAGCATCGCGGCGGGCTTCGCCAAGCTGGCGGGCAGCAGCTTCGGCCAGGCCATCGGCCTGTCCAACCCGGGCGCCATCGTGGGCAACAACCCCAGCGCCTTTGTCCCGGCCGGCGGGCAGCTGACGGAGCTGGGCCAATCCCTCAGCACTGGTCTTGGCATGCTGGGTAACGGCCTGGCGGGCTATGGCATCAGCTCGGCCATCTCCAACGGGTACACGACGGGCGGCAACACCGTCAACGTGCTGTCGGGCATTGCCAGCGCTTTCTTCGGCCCCCTTGCGGGCGTGGTGGGCGGCCTTATCAACCGGGCTTTTGGCCGCAAGCTCAAGGACACGGGGATCGAGGGCACCATCGGCGGCAGCGCCGGGTTTGAGGGCAACAGCTACCAGTTCTACAAAGGCGGGTGGTTGCGCAGCGACAAGACTGTGCGCGGCGATCTCGACGCGGGCGTGGACAAGAGCCTGGACACGGCCGTCAAGCAAATGCAGCTGTCCATGGCGGGCCTGGCCACGTCCATCGGCGCACCCACGGAGGCCATCAGCAGTTTCAGCCAAGCGATCAAGGTGTCGTTCAATGGGTTGGACGAAGCGGGTATCCAGGAGAAGGTCAAGGAGGCGCTGGCCGACTACAACGAAGGCCTGGCCAGCGCCTTCATCGCCAGTGTGGACCGCAGCGAGCTGCCCAAGTGGGTGGACCGCCTCATGGGCAATGTGGACGCCAGCGCCGTCGAGCGCCTGCAGGCCATCGCAGACTACCCGGCCAAGCTGCTGCAGAGCTTCGGCACCAGCCGCGACCAGCTCGCCCAGCTCTACGCTGAGGGCCTTGCCCGTGGCGACACCGCCGCCGCAGGCGAGGCCGTGGCCAACAGCCTGGTGGCCAGCATCGAAGCGAGCATGCTGGGCAACGCCAGCGCCCAGGTGTTCGACATCGTCAACCAGGGCATCGTCACCCCGATGCTCGACGCCATCGTGCTCGGCCAGAACGTCTCGCAAGCCCTGTCCGAGGCCAGCATCCAGAAGACCATCGCGCGCGCCAAGGAAACCGCCGCCGCTTTTGCCGAGCTGTGGAACAACGCCGAGTTCACCGCCGCGCTCGAAGACATCCGCACCACCGTGGGCAGCGCCTTGGGCCAGGCGGGCAGCGCGATGGAATACATCCCGCGCTACACCAGCGCCTTGACCGATGCCGCCGCCGCTGCCCGCAGTGCCGAGCAAGCCGAGCGCAAACGCATCGCCGCGCTGCACGAGTCCGCGCGCACGATCGTTGAAACCCAGCAGGGCGCGCTCGATGCGCTCAAGCGCAGCATGCAGGAAGCCGCCATCGTGCAGCGCGGCGGCATGATCGGCTCGCTGGCCGTGACGGCCCAGGAAGCCGAGGCCGCCCAGCAGTTCACCACCGCTCTCGGAGACGCCACCGGCGCGCTGGCCGAGCTGGAGAACCTGGGCCTGGCCGATGAGCTGTCGGGCTACACGGCCGAGATCGGCAAGATCGTGCAGGAAACCAAATCCCTGCTGGCAACCCAAGTCGCCAGCAGCCGCCTCTTGGCTGGCAATGCCCAGGGCGCGCTCGATGCCCTGATGAGCGCCAGCACGCTGGCGTACAAAGATTTCATGGACGTTGGCGGGCGCGAAGGCTTCAATGCCGGCGCGTTCAATGCCCAGTGGGCAAAGGAGCAGGCCCGTGCGGCGCAGCAGCTGGGCAACGAGGCCAGCGCCAATGCGCTGCGGGTGCAGGACGTGCGCAGCGTGTTGGGAGCGCTGAGCCAGGAGCTGTACAGCCCCGAATTGCTGCGCCCGGTGTACCTGGGCATCCGCGATGCCATTGTCGAAGCCAGCGGCACCGTGGGCAGCTACGTCGTGCGCGACTCGGTCGATGCCTTCGCACGCACCCTGGCCGAGATCCAGAACGTGCAGGGGTACCAGGCATCCGGCCCCGGTCTCGCCAGCGTGTATGCCGCCCAGCGCGGCCTGGCGGCCGCAAGCACCGGGGGCTTTGCACGGGGGCAGTGGCAGATGGGCGCCGACGTGGTCGCCTACGGCCAGGCACTCGACCGGCTTGATGGGGCGCTGTCCAGCGGCAAAATCACCGCAGGCGAATACACGGGTGCGCTCACGGCCCTCAACGACGCTGCAGGCGGCGCAGCCGAGCTGCTGGGCGACGTGGCCGCCCAGGCCGACCGGGCCGCGTCCATGCAGCGCGAGCTGGGCCGTGTGGGGCTGGAGAGCGTCAGCTACTACTTTGGCAGCGTCACCAAGATGGCGGCCGACCTTGCTGCACAGGCCAGCGCGGCGGCAGAACCTATTGCCTTGGCCACCGAAGCCATTGGCCGCATGAACAGCGTGAGCGCGGCCTTTGGCGACAGTGCACGCGCTGCGATCTCGGGCTATGGCGGTGATGACCGCGAGTCGCGTTACATGCTCTCGCAGATGCGCCAGGAAGGGTCTTCCACCCGCGACGCCCTGCTGGTGGCCAGCGCCGCAGGCATCGCGGCCCAGGTGATGACCACAGCCGATGCTGCACGCGTGGCCCAGTCCCTGGCAACGCAGGACGCCTTCGCCGACATGACGGCCGCAGGCATCCGGGACGCCGCCCTCCTGCTCGACGGTCTCTCGGCCTACGACCCGGCCGCCTTCGAGCGCTCATTCCTGCGCATGAATGCCGCCCTGGCGGCGGGCGACCTGACCGAGCAGCAGTACACCACGCTCTACAACAAGGCACTCGACGTGTTCGAGGGCGCCGATGAAGCCGCGCGCGACCTTGCGGACTCGTTCAAGCGCGTCACCGAGTCCGCCATCGACCTGGCCGACGCGCTGCTGCGCGACAACGGCGTCAACACCTTGACGGCGGGCCAGACCCTGGAAGAGATGCAGCGGCAGTACGCCGAATCGCTGGCTGGTGCTCAGGCAAACGAAGCCGGTGCCTACAGCAAGTACGAGGCCGTCACGCGGGCCATGCTGGACCGCAACCTGTATGCCACGACGGCCGACTACGAAGCCGCGTTCGCCACGGCTGTGCGCGATTCGCGCCTGCTCGGCGCCATGCAGACCGCCCAGCCTGGCGCCGCTGCCGCCGAGGAAGAGGCCAAGCGCCTGCGCCTGGTCGGCGTGCCCGCGTTCGACGTGGGCACGAACTACCTGCCCAGCGACATGCTGGCCCTGGTGCACCAGGGCGAGCGCATCGTGCCCGCAGCAGACAACCGCGAACTGATGCGCCTGGTGGGCGGCGGCGCGGTCGGCAATGAGCAGGTACTCGAACTGTTGCGCCGCATCCTCCAAGCCATCGAGAGCCAGGATGGCGGGGGCAGTGCCGCCGGTGGGCACCCGCTGGAGCGCACGCTCGGCTCCATCCGCCGGGACATCTCCGACATGCTCAACGGCGGCCTGGACGTGGTCGTCAAGAACGTGGTGCAGACCACGGCAGCGGGGGCCTGAGATGCAATACGTCTGGCCCATTGCCCTGACCGACGCCGAGATCGTCTCGCTGCCCGAGGCGGAAACCCAGCCGCTGTACGCCGCTGGCACGACCTACGCGTTTGATGCCATGGTGCGCCACCAGCACCAGCTCTACAAGAGCCTGCAGGCCGGGAACCTGGGCCATACGCCTGGTGCTGTCGGCTCCACGGAATGGTGGCTCCCGCAAGGCCCGACGAATGGCTATGCGCTGCTCGACGGCAAACTGTCGACCGCCACAGTGCGCGTGGGCGGCATCACCCTGGTCGCCGAGCCCGCCAGCGGCGTCACGGGCCTGGTGCTGCTGCGCTGCGCGGGCGCCACGGCCGTGCATGTGACCGTGACGCTGGGCGCGATCACGCTCTACGACCTCAGCTTCGACATGCTCGACAGCGGCGAGATCGGCGACTGGTGGGATTACTACTACGGGGAATGGAACGAGCGCTCGGAGCTGGTGCTGACCGATCTGCCCGGCATTCCTGGCGCGCGCATCACCGTGAACGTGCAGGGCAGCGGCAGCGTGTCGCTGGGCATGCTGGTGCTGGGCCAGGTGGTGGACCTGGGCGAGGCGCAGTGGTCTCCCGAGATCGGCGCCGACGACTTCTCGCGCGTGGACGCCGACCCGCTGGGGGAGACCGAAATCACCAAGCGCGGCTACGCCAAGACCTTCAGCGTGACCTGCGAAGCGCCCCTCGCGCAGCTCGACCGCATCGCCCGCGCCCTCACGCGGGTGCTGTCGGTGCCCGTGGTCTGGATTGCCGCAGGCGGGCGTTTCGACGCCCTCATCGTCTACGGCCTCGGGTCGTGGCGGCTGCGCCCCGCGAACGCAAAGAAGCTCTACGGACAGCTCGACATCAAAGGATTCAAACAATGAGCTACACCATCACCCTGCGCCCCGTGGCGCCCGACATTCCCGATCCGTTGGACCGGGCCACCTTCCGGCAGCGTGCCTTCCCCTGGAACCAGTGGCAGAAGGCCGACAGCATCGCGGCCAACACCCAGATCACGCAGATCGCGGGCATGGCCGACGATGCCGCCTACGCCGCAACGCTGGCGACCACGGCCAAGGGCCAGGCCGAGACGGCCGCCAGCGCGGCCAGCGCCCAGGCCGCCACTGCTGCAGGGCATGCCGCCAGCGCCCAGGCCAATGCGGATGCGTTGGCAGGCGCCACGGTGAACCTGGCCATCCCTTCGATGGAGGATGTGGCCGACCCGCAGGGCGACCTGCAGGGATCACCCAGTTACACCTTGCCCGCCAGCGCCGATGGCGCCATGCGCGTGCTGGAGCGCCTGGGGCTGTTCGTCTACCGCGCAGCGGCCACGGACCCGGCTGATGGTGAGACCTGCATCGCTCCATCGACCGGTGTAGGCCGCTGGCTGCTGCAGCTGCCCTCGTTCGAGTTCGTGATGGGTCGCCTGGCCGGGGTGGAGCTGGCCTGGCTCGATGGCCGCCTGCGCACGGCCGAGGCGCAACTTGCCAGCGCCAACATGCGCGCACTGCATGCCTCGGCATCGCTGGACTTCCCGAGCATTGCGGCCACCACCGGCACGGCCACGCTGACGGTTTCCGTGCCAGGTGCATCGGCGGGGGACCGTGTCGCTCTCGCGCCGCCTGCGGTGCTTCCTGCCGGGCTGATTCCGATGGCTGCCGTCACGGCGGCCGACACCGTGAGCCTGACCCTCTTGAACCACACGGCGGCCGCCATTGACCCGGCCGCTATGACCTGGGGCGTGACCGTCCTCAAAGCCAACTGGAGCTGACCCATGTACATCAAGGCTGATCGCATTCTTTCGGGCATCACGGGCGGGGCCATCAACAGCGCCCAACTGCAGGCGCTGCTGGCCGACCCCGGCTACCTCGGGGCGTTTCGCTCGGGCATTCTCTACAGCCCGCCCCGGCGTGACGTGCTGCTCGCTTCGCCCCAGGCGGCTGCGGTGGTGGCGGGCTCTGCCCTGGCCGTGGCTGAACTGCTGGGTAAAAGCTCGCTACTCACGGCGGTGCTGGCCGACAGCAGTTGGTTCGCCGCGCTGGTGTGCAGCCCCACTGCCGTACCGTTGGTCTATGCCAGCGCGACCGGCATCGCTACTCTCTTTGGCGCCGACCGCAAGGCGGTGTTTGCACCGCACGCCGCACAGATGACCCTCAGCGGGTCGGAGGTGACCGCCTGGCGCGACTATGTCGGTGCCACTCAGCTATGGGGTGGTGCCGCAGGCGCGCGGCCGACGTTCGACGGACCGGCCCCCAATGGCTTTACATCGGTGGCGTTTGATGGGGTCAACGACGCTCTGAGTGCTGGCCCATCCGGGCTATTTGCAGCGGCAGCAACAACATTCTATGTGGTGGTGCGGCCGACGACGATGACGTCCGACCGTGTCTGGATCGCTGAAGGCGGCGCAGGGGGCGGGTACATCGGCTCCAGCGGAACCGGAGGCGTTTTGCAGGCGTATTCCGGTGGCACTTATAACTTTGCTGCCCCGCATGTGCCCACCGCGAACACCTGGCAGCTTTACCGACTGCGCAAGGACAGCGGCAGCTTGTACATCAAGCGCAACAGCTCGGCGGAGGTGTCGGCTGGAGCGATGACTTTCAACGCTGGGGCGCAACCACTGATTGTGGGTCACCGTCTCAACGGAAGTTCGGTGCCTGAGCGCTTCTTTGCGGGCCAGATCGCCGAGATCGTCAACCTGGGCAAGTCAGCGGGCGATGCGGACGCCGACAACATCCGCATCACAGAGCTGCTGCGCAGCAAGTACGCCCTCTGGTAAGGAGCACGCCGTGAACATGAACTTCGACGTGTACCAGGGCGAGACCCTGATCTATTCGACCGACGCACCTGCGCACCAGGTGGCGTTGCGCGAGGGTGAGGGCGTGGCCGAGCATGGCAGCGCTGCGATCCTTTCGCCCGAGGCCTGGGCCGCGCTGCAGGCGGCGAGCCAGGCCCAGGCCGATGCGCCAAAGTCCGCCACCCGCGCTCAGGGCAAGGCCGCACTGATCCAGGCGGGCTACTGGCAGGGCGTGCTGGCGTTCGTGGCCTCCATTGGGGATGAGACCCAACGGGCACTGGCTGAGGTGGCGTTGCATGACACCCAGGAGTGGCAGCGCAGCAGCCCGTTCTTGAATGCCGCCGCTGCGGGCCTGGGCATCACCGACGAGCAGCTCGATGCGCTGTTTGTCGCTGCGAGGGAGATACAGCTTTAAAGAAAAAAGACGGGCGACCCCTGCCGGTGCGCGAACACCGGCAACAGCCCCAACCTGCAGATCAAACCTGCAAGCCGGCAAGGCCCGCCACCCTGTACAGAGTGCGGCGAGTCTATCGGAAGTTTCACCCATGGAAACAGGCTTGCAATGGAAGAAATCAGATGTGGCGCATGCCGCCGTAAGTTGGCCGAGGGCATCTACATCGCCCTCACTATCAAGTGCCCCCGCTGCGGGGCCATCAATTCATTGAGGGCCGCGAGCCCCCCACTAGAGCGCCAGGGAGCGTCGGTAAATGGACTACACCATGACGACGCCCATCATTCCCTGGATCGGCGGCAAGCGCCGCCTCGTTGACCTGCTGCTGAGCAGGTTTCCCCCTCATAGCTGCTACGTCGAGGTGTTCGCAGGTGGCGCTGCCGTGTTCTTCGCCCGGCATCCTGCCGACGTCGAGGTGCTGAACGACGTCAACGGCGACCTGGTCAACCTCTACCGGGTGGTGACCCACCACCTGGAAGAGTTCGTCCGCCAGTTCAAATGGGCGCTCACCAGCCGCCAGGTGTTCAAGTGGCTGCAGGAAACCCGGCCGGAAACGCTCACCGACGTGCAGCGTGCGGCCCGCTTCTTCTACCTCCAGCAGCAGAGCTTCGGCGGCAAGGTGGCCGGGCAGACCTTCGGCACCGCCACCACGGCGCCAGCGATCAACCTCCTGCGGATCGAGGAGAACCTGTCGGCCGCGCACCTGCGCCTGGCGTCGGGCACCTACATCGAGAACCTCGATTGGGCGGCTTGCATCGACCGCTACGACCGGCCGCACACGCTGTTCTACCTCGACCCCCCTTATTGGGAGACGGAAGGCTATGGGGTGCCGTTCCCCTGGGAGCAGTACGTGGCCATGGCAGCAAAGCTCAAGGCCATCAATGGCAAAGCAGTGGTGAGCATCAATGACCACCCGGCGATCAGGGAGTGCTTCGCGGGGTTCGATATGGAGGCGCTGAAGCTGGACTACACCGTTGGCGGCGGAGCGAAGCGGGTAGAGCGTGGGGAACTGGTGATCTACAGCTGGGACCGCCAGGCCGAGCCTGCGGGGTTGTTCTAATCGTGTTGTCTGTAGTGCAATTTCGTTTCACCAGAGACAATTCACGCATCAACCATTTATCGCAACGCTGCAGGCGCATTTATCGCGCCGCGCTTCACCTTGCGTACCATTTCCAGTTCGCGGTGATCGGTATCACCCTGCCTGACGGCGGCGTAGCCTTCGTTGCCCACCAGCGCATAGGATTCTTCATCGGGGTACCAGATGCGTGCCGACTGGCCGATCTGCTCACCATAGGCGTAGCCCAGAAGCTCATCCATGCGGTGGTTGCAACGCACGATGCGGCGGTCCTTGATGAGCACGATGCCAGCGCCTGCAGAGTCGAACAGGGCATTCTGTTCCTGGATGGCGGCTGTCAGTTCGGTCGTGCGCTGCACCACCTGCTGCTCCAGGCTGTTCCGGTAGGCATCGAGTTCGTCGCTCATCCGTTTCTTTTCGGTCACGTCCTCCTTGATTGCCAGGTAGTGCGTAACCTTGCCGTCGGCCTGTCGGACCGGCGCGATGATGGCGTGCTCCACGTACTCACTGCCATTCTTGCGCGTGTTGTAGAGGTCGCCGCGCCAGGGCTTCCCCTGGGTCAGCGTGGCCCACATGTCCTGGTATGTGGCCAAGGGGGTTTTCCCCGACTGCAGCAAGCGGGGGTTGGCGCCAATGGCTTCATCCCATGTGTATCCGGTGTTCTGGATGAACGCCTGGTTCACATACTCGATGTTTGCGTCGAGGTTGGTGATGACAATGCTCTCTGGGCTCTGGTCCACGGCCAGGGAGAGTTTCCGCAGTCGATCTTCGATTCGGCGCTGCTCCGTGACGTTTTCCTTGACGGCGACATACTGGCAGACCTTGCCATCCTCGCCGCGAATCGGCGCGATGGTGGTGGCATGGATCTGTTCGCTGCCATCCTTGGCACGGTTGATCAATTCACCCGTCCAGGTCTTGCCGGCAGTCAGGGCGTGCCACATGGCGTCATAGGTGGTGGCAGGGGTTTTACCGGACTTGAGCATCCGGGGATTGCGGCCCAGGATTTCTTCACGGCTGTAGCCGGTGATGCGGCTGAAGGCATCATTGACATAGATCGTATCGGCCGCCAGGTTGGTGATGAGCACGGTGTTGGGGCTCTGTTCGACAGCGAGAGACAGCATGCGGATACGCGTCGCCGCATCCTTTTCAGCAGTGATGTCACGCCAGGCGCTGACAAAGTAATCGCGCCCTTTTTGCCTGATGACATGCACATTCAGATGCACGTCGATGAGGCTGCCATCCTTGCACCGATGCAGGTTGTCGAGTTCCGCTCGTCCGGAGGTTGCGAGATCATGCGCGAAGATGGTCAGTTCTTCTGGAGAGAGCTGTCCCTGGATATCCGTAACGCGCATGGTCAGCATTTCGTCACGGCTATAGCCGAGCATGTGGCAGCTGGCATCATTGGCTTCTACGAATCGCAATGTTTCTGCATCGACCAGTTCGATGGCCAGTGGTGCCTTGTCGAGGATCGCCAAGCGCAAGGCCCGGCTGTCGGCTTCGGTTGCCAGACTCTCGCCGCGCTTAACCGATGCTTCGATGCGTGCTGCGATGGCCTCCAGCATGGAGCGTTCCTCGGCGAGGAAGGGCTGGCCGGCATCGTTGGGCAGCGGCTTGGCATAGATGACGCAGATCGTGGCGGCCTCGCTGTTGCGACCGGTGAATTCTGCGCACAGATGTAGCCCATCAGCACGTTCGCCAAAGTGCCTGCTGCCACATGTGATTGCGGCGACGGCAAGATCGGGAAAGCGCATTGCGGCGGGTAGGCGCGCAACAATCGCTCCAAGCAGCGTGTCAATATCGAGATCGTTGCGTTCGCACAGGCTCGATACGTCATAGAGGCAGGCGAGTTCTTTGATTCGTTCATCGAGCAAGTACTTGGCGGCTCGCAGTTGATCTGTCTGTTGTTGGAGCAATTCTTCTGCTTGCTGGCGCGCATCCACCATGGCATTGAAAGTGGTTGCCAGGGTGGTAATTTCACGCAGTCCTGTCACGTTCGCCCGAACGGAGAAATTGCCGACCTGGATGGCTTGGGCCGTGCGGCTGAGCGCGTTGAGTGGGCGTGTGATGCGTTGTGCAACGCGCGCAACAATGGCCAATAAAACGATCAGCAAGCCAACGGAAAACGAAATGATGCGCATGGCATCGTGCAGCGCGGCAGTGTGAATGCCCTCTGACGGGATGGCGACGAAGGCCAGCAGTCCGAATTCCGGCAGCGATTTGACGGCGTAATCACGCCGGATGCCATCGGTTGCTGTCGCTTCGAACATGCCGTTGCGGACCTGCAGCACACGCTTGGAAGCCTCGTCCTGCAGATGGCTGCCTATTTCGTCGGCATTCATGTTGCGCCAGATCAGGGCGCCGTCATCGTTCATGAAGCCATAGAGAGAGCCCTGCGGGAGATGCTCTGTGGGAAACATGGGGTCGAAGGCGGTGATGCCGATGGTGACGGCGATCGAGCCGAGCATGCGGCCTTCTGGAAGATCACTTGCGCGCAAGGGCTGGCTGACGATGAGCACCTGCTTGCCGACAATCGGTCCGAAAAATGGCTCCCCGACGCTGAAACGTTGTTCTTTCAGCAGGTGCTGAAACCAGGGCCTGGTCGCTGCACTGGGCGGCTTGCCTGGTGCAAAGGGCAACGCCGAGCAGATCAGGGCTCCGGATAGATCGGTGGTCACAATGTTGGCGTATTCCTGATGCATCGCCAGCAGATGCTTGAGTCCCGGATCGCAATGTTCCGGGTCCAGCAGAGCCGACGTTGACAGCGAGGCCAGGTAGTCAAGTCGGTGGCGGAGGTTGCCAAGCTGGGTGCGGACGTTGGTTGCCAGTATTTCGGACTCGATCTTGAGGAGGGTGTGGGCATCCTTTTTTGTATGCTCGAAATTCTGCTGGATGCTGTACGCCAGCAAGGCTGTCAGCGGCAGTACCACGGCCGCAACAATGAGGATGAGGTAGCTGCGAATCCTCAT